CCGCCGGGGGTAGAGTCCCGGCGGCGCGATGTCCATAGGAGGACGTATGTACGCTAAACATTTTATCCGTGATATTGAGGTGGTGTCAATCCCACCGCAACCAATCGTCAACAGTGTCATTCAATATCGGCGCTGCGGACGGCTGATTACCGGCAAACTGATCGGCACGCATTGGTATCAGATTCAACGCTATTCGGCGGTTGTGTGCGAATACGTGGTTATCCCAGATCGCCAGTTCAGTAACCTCAGTTTTCATGTGGTACAGGAAGATGACATCGTATGGCAGAAACCGGCGCATGTATGCCCACGTTGCCAGGGTATCGGGTACATCGCCATCCGCAACGGTTGCGATGATGTGCCGTGCCCGGTGTGCGGTGACAGTGATGAGGTGACGTTCTGATGACCACGCTGTACATTCACGTAACCAGTGTTCCAACCATCGGCTACCGGGTGTCCCTGGTGGACGAATGCGGTAAGGAGAAGACCCGCGCATTTGAAGGCGTGAGCGCGACCGGTAAGCGCATGGCAATCGAGTACCTACGGCGCATGGGGTACGAGGCCTATTGTGACCCGGCAGCGGCGCATACCAGCGGCGGCGCGGGTAACTATTTCAGCAGACAGGCGACGTTTGACCGCTACGAGAATCGTTTATTAGGGAGGTAAGGAAGATGCGAATCATTAACCACGACATTTACGAAGGGTGTTACGAAACACGGGTGTATCCATTTGATAAGCCGGATACAGAACCGCGCAACCTAGTATCCAATGGATACATTCGGGTGCTGTTCGAGGGGAATCACCCCCCACGCATTGACTTCAATATAGGTTTGGGGCATATGAACGGGGATGATGTGAGGGTGTTTCAAGAGGCGATTAACAAGGTGCTAGAGATTGCAGCCCCCGCCGCAACCGTCGCCAGCGCGGACGCGGTGACATGGACACTGCCAAGCGAACTGGTTACGCCAGAGGTCAAAACGGTTCTCAATCGGTTGCAAGAAATGTTAGTTGCAAAAGGTGACGAAACCGGAAAGACTATCGCAACCCTGCAAACCGAACTCGCGGCAACCCGTGCCGAGGCTGCCCGGTTGCGGGCGGCGCTGGAAAGCATCGAGCAACGTCGGCATATCAGCGAATATAATTATGTGTCGCAACGTCGAGACAGCTTTGAACGTGCGTTGAAACTCATCGTTTCTTTAGGTGATGAATATTTCCATGAGGCGGGTAGGGTTGGGATTAACTTTACGTTGACGAACATGCTTAAAGCAGCGCACGAAGCACTTGCAGTCCAGCATCCAGCGGACGAGGGGGCAGGGGAATAATGGCACGAAATATGAGCTTCATGCTTACGACCGAGCAGGTTAGAAACCGCACAAAAACCGTTACGCGCCGTAATGGTTGGTTGTTCGTAAAGCCCGGTGACGTGTTGCAAGGCGTGGTCAAATCACAAGGACTCAAGAAAGGTGAGCATCCTGAAAAGCTGTCCCTTATTCGCGTGGTATCCGTTACCCGTGAACCTTTGAACGCAATCACTCAGGAGGACGTGATTCGCGAGGGGTTCCCTGATTGGACGCCTGAACAGTTTGTCGCGTTCTATGCCAAGCACAACGGCGGCAATTCTGAGATGATGGTAACGCGGATCGAATTTGAGTATGTGGAGTAACCAGGGCACAAGTGCCCACGCTGCGAACGGGCATCCTGGGATGCCCGTTTTCGTGTGCGGTTGTGAAGAAAACGTAAATTCGCGAGATTGGTTGTTGACAGAGTACACGTACTCTGCTATACTGTAATCAAGGTTAAGTAATAAAGAAACGAGCGACAACATGAACACAACAAAAGTACAAACACTTATCAACGAACTGATCGCAGAAGTCAAAAACAATCGCCAGTATCCGACCAGCAAGGCGCAGGACGCCCAGCTAAAAGAACTCGGTATCTACGACATGATGCCGATGACTCAGGTAAAAAATGGTCGTCGCTTTATCGGTTACACGGACGCCGCAGTTATTATTGAAGCCGCGACCACCGGCAAGACCGCGCTCATGAATGCTTTCGGTGAAGGTGAAGAAGTTCCCGCCGACGCGCTCAACGCGGCACTGAATGAAAAAGAAGTTGTGACCGCTGAAACCATCGCCGCAGCAATCGAGATTGACCTGAGTGATGACGATTTCTCGAATGCCGAAAAAGCTGAATCAATCAATGACGCAGCAGTTTTGGCGGTTCGTAAACTCAACATCGAAGACGTAGACGCCAAACAACAGATGATTGAATCAGTGATTGATATTTTGGCGACGCGCTACTTAGTAGCCGTCTAACTTTTTACCCGTGTAGGGTTGCCGTTTACATTCACCCGCTGAGGGTACTTGAAAGGACACCAATATGTCACGCCGCGCGGATGCTCGAAACCTGAGCATCCAGCTAACACCGGATCAGTACGCAGCATTAGAGGAGGTTGCGAATACACAAAACAAGTCTGTCGCTACTTACGTTCGCGGATTACTGGCAAACAGCACGCCGGGATTCGATGACAGCATACAACCGAGAGCAACACTTAAGAACAGAAAAGCGGGCAAGTAGCCCGCTTTTTGTTTGCGCGGTTAACGGTTTACGGGCGTCCATCCAGTTTAGGGGACTGCGCTACAACGTCGGCGAGTTGAAGCTTAAGCAACTCAAACTCTTTTCGTAATTCCGCAACCGCCGCATTATCAATTGGGGTAGGGGTGGTCTTAGCGTATTCATCCAGGGAAACCAACCCTTGCCCCGCAACCGCTAACAGAATATCGCGTGCCCACATGGGGAGTCCCTTAGCAGCTTGCACAATTCCGACTACTGACACCGATACAATACCCAAAACCAGTACGATCAGAATCGTACCGACCCACGCGGGTATTTCAGCGGTATTGACGGGCGACGGGGTAACGGGTGTCTCAGTAGCAACCAATGTTGATTCGACAGTGGGCGCGGGCGTGACTTCGGTATCCTGCGCATGAATGCCAATAGGCAGCGCAAGCATCGAAGTCAACAAAGCGATAAATAGTCGTTTTCTCATGTTTCAAATCCTCCAATTTAGGCCGATAGCGGCCAATTTTCGACAATAGCGATGATTGCACGTAAATGCTGGATAACCTGCGCTTTGGCCTGTTCTGGCGTCAACGCGGGCGGGTTTTCGACGGGCGGCGGTTCCGGGGTTTCGGGTTCCGGTGGCGGCTGCACAACGGCCGGGGCGGGTTGTGTCGTCTGGTTTACGCCGATGAGCGCACTGTGCAGGATTTTGCTGCTTTCGATGTCAAATGACGACCATGTATTTGTTGATGATCCGTAGCAGAAAATGCAAGCCCCGCGAATGTAGGATTCAGTCCACAGGGTGTTACGCGCCTTTGCTATTTCGGCGGCATATTGTTCCTCGGAGATGCCAGCACTACGCCAGCTATTCCGTTTCCCGCCATCGGCGGCGTCCCGTCCCGTTTCGCTAAAGATGATGTTTGGCATATCGAAACCGCGCTTTTTGAGCAGGGGTTCAATAATGCGGTGGATAGCACTGCCATCGGTAGGCGATAGGTCGGCACGTTCCCAATACGGATGCAAACCCCAGTACATTTGCGGGTATTTTTTAAACGCCTCGAATAGCGGCTTTACAGCGTTCCACGTCGCGTCATCCGTAAACCACTGTGTAACCGGCTGGCGTGGGCCTTCGTTGTCGATTACGCAGGTATTGCCGGACACCGCTAGCAGTTCCATGACCCGTGCCATCCATTTGCACGCCTGATTTAATTGCTCTGGCGGCGCTTTGGAATCCATCTCGTTTATTACATAGAGCGGCATTCCGGGTTTGGTAATACCCGACTGGTTAATGGTGTACTGCTCTGGACTGATGACATCCCATAGATGCCCCTCCGCCGGGTTACTCTGGCGGTAGCATACAATCGTGTTGGGTAGCAGCGTATGCAAGTCCTGAGCTAACGGGAAATCGTCCATAACCACGATTGCCGACGGATTCAGTTGACGCACAAACTGCGGTAGATAGATTTTTTCGGCGGCGCTGCGATCTTGACCAGAACGCGCCTTGTTATGAATGTTCAAACCGATACGTAATGTCATGCGGCGGTGTCCTTCTTTTCGTCGGGAGTTACAGGTGTAACGTTGTTGACGGTGACGGTCGGTGGTAGGGGAGGCGTGCGCAGCATAATCTCGATGTTGTCTACCTTGTGCGAAACCGTGTCTATACTGATTTTTAGTTCGCCTATAGCGTTAATAACCGCGCGACTGCGGTTGGTGTTTTCGTCAGTCACGATTGCCAGTTTATCAACACTCTCCACCACATCACCCAGCGATTGCGCATTGTTGGTTAGCTGAACAGTGGTCGCATGAATCGCGCCCGTGATGTCATTGCTCATACGCAGCATCGCGCCCGCGAATTCGGTTAGCCGTTCGTTGGTGGTTTCGGCGCGTTCGGCTTTCTCTTGTGCCTCTGCCGTCTTGCGCTTCATTTCCTCAAGTTCAAGCTGTCGTTTCTGTTCACGGTCTAAAAGTAACTGTTCCTGGTTTTCGCGCTCGATTTTTACGTCGTCTTTCATCTTCTGAATACGACGGTCAAAATAGGCTTTGATAAGCAGCCCCAGGCCGCTTAAGAGCGTCCCGCCGACCAATATAATTGCCACGATTAGACTGTTCATGGCATTCTGTACCTCAGCCGACATTGGCGCTCTCCTTTCGTTTCGGGTGTATACTTACTCATGAGTTCGGTTGCCCCTTTCGCGGGTAACTGGATTCGCTTTCGGGGGCGGCGGTTCCAACGTCGCTCCCGTCTGCACTTTTGTTTAGGTTATAGTTGCCTCACGTAAAAGCGGGGCGCATTGGATACATAAATAGTCCCCGTTCCTGCACTTGGAACACGCCACTGTGCTGCAATGGTGTATGTGTTTGCCGACAAACTAATAATAAAAGGAATCTCAATAGGCTTGTAAAGTATCCCCGAAATTGCTACCCGCGCGATACCGGCTCCGCTTGTTCCAGATGTTCCCCGCCGCGTTCCTGCTACTGAAATATCAAAGTCAAGATTAGCCGCTGTACAAGCGAAGTAAATAAACACCGGGCCGCCGGTAGTCGTTAGACTTAGGCTGTAGTTACTGCTGATGTTCGCCCAGGTAGTCGATGTGGTTGTTAGGTCAGAACCTTGCGGTTGCAAATAGCTAGAAGAAGGCAAATTGTGAAGCCATTCAATATTTGCAATGTATTCGTTGAGTTGAGCGGCGGTCGGGGTATTCCCATCAGCAAAGTTCGTGAGCGAAGTTGTCCAGACCATTATTTTTCAATGACCGCCATGTAAGGACGATGTTCAACATGCATCGTTGCAGTGCCTCCGTTTGCGCCCCATATTGCGCGAAATTCATGTGTCCCCGCTTTTAGGTCAGGGAACCGCTGTATCCAACCTAATCCCTGTCTTACGGTTTGGCTGCATTCCGCAACATAATTGGAATAGAGATTGCGCCCCTTATGTGAAACGGGATCGTTGTGAATAATGCCGAGACGTGATGATCCCGCAGACATACTTACGACACAGTAAAAACAGGCCAATACCAGTCCGCCAGATGTAGTCAATGAAAGCGCGAAATTAGTCCCGTCAATATCATCTCCTAGCGTTCCAGTGTTGGTATAATTGCCACCGGTTCCGGGGTGTTGGTAAGATGCCATGTTGGGCGAATGAAGATATTCAATGTTTTCGCGCAGTGTATCCAGCGCCGCCGCGTTAGTCAGTTCGTTGACTTTATAAAGGTCAATATCAACCCACGCCATATTTCACCTATGCGAACTCGTATGTCCAAAAACTCATGCAGGCGTATTTCTCAACGTACAATGACCCCGCTGTACCATTGTAAAACTGCGTTGAAAGAGTGTGGTTCCCGGCGGCTAGGTTTTGGGCTACGTAGTGCAGATTTATGGATTCGTCTAATTGCTTACTGTCACGATTCCCTGCCAACCCCAATGTATTACCTAATGCCACGCCATCCAGAAAAAAGCGCCAATATGAAGTACCGTTTGTAACCGAATGGAATGTAATGAGGTCAGCTCGGATCAGTACGTCACCGCCATAGCTTGTAAAAGGCAACTGCCAGTAGGTTGCATCAATATCCAAAAACGAAAGGGTAGTCGTGGTTGCCCATCTGTCGCCTAGTGATTGGCTTCCTGGCATTTCCTGTATTGCGCTGGGACGATTTTTAAGCGTGTACAGGTTTGCCCACATATCCTGGAAAGTTTTAGCACGCCCAACTTGCCCGTCTGCGAAATCTGGAATTGTGATCCAATCCGCCATTTAGTCCGTCCGTTCGCCTTGTATCCATAACTGAATATCAGCAATGAGCGCACGTAATTCGTCAATCTGCTCTTGCATCGTTGTTTTGTCTTTTTTCGTTTTCAGATCAACCGTTTTTAAGCGTTCAGTTGCCTTTGCAACATTCTCATTATGGCGTTGACCTGCGCTTTTAGATTCAGGGTCATGAGCATCAATGATGTCTTGTACCGTGCGGTTGTCTGCCTCGGTGATGTCATCCGTAACGGCAAGGACAATGCACGTCTTTTCAATGAACCCTGTTTTCACCGGAATACCCGTATCCATTGACACCAGTTTGTCGCCCAGCGCCGCTTTGATTTCTTCATTTAATCGCTGCGGGTTAATTTTTTTCGTCTGATCGAATTGTCCTTGTTTCACGATACAGCTCCTATTTCAGTGATATAAAGCTGGCCCAACCCCGCTGGATACATGGTTCCTGTGCCTGTTGTGACCCGCCATTGAACCTTTACCGTATGTAATCCCGCGCCTGCCGTCAATATCGCGAAAAAATTGTTATTACCAAATGTGCTGGCCGGGGACACCGCGCCCAAACCGTCGTTGTCCCCGGATATGGACACGTTATCGAGCAGGATGTCAAAACGTGCATTTGTAGAATTCGCACGAGCGCGAAAATCTACGCGAATTGACCCGCCTTGTGTCGTAATAGAGGCGGTGTATCCCGTGAGGTCAACAAACGTAGTTGAAGTCGTGGTAATGTTGCTTGCGTTTGTGGCTGCTGCGTACACATCTGCCGGGGGATTACGTAAAAAATCCAGGTTTGCCGCAACCTGATTCGCGTGGTCTTCTGTCCACTGGTCGCCGACAATAAACGATTGCGGAATATCTGCCCAGGTTGATGTCATGCTAGTATCCTAAATAGGTGTCTGTGCCAAGTACACTGGTTCCAATAATCCAGGGGGCTTGGATACGAAATAAAGGGAACAGCGTGTATTGCATGGTAATGCCTTCGCCCGGCGTCCATTGTGCGTTTTCGCCGATAATGTAGTAAAGCTGATTGTGACCTGTTTGAGTTTCAGAAAGGCGGATTTTAGACCCTATGCCGACATTCAGGATGGTATCGTACCATGTGGCATTTTTGCTTTTTATAGTGATGTCAGTGAATTCGCCGACAGCAGTATCAACGATTCCCAGCAGGTAATCAGCCAGATTTCTTGCGTCATTTTCTTCGGTTAGTTGGCGGCTATCGAGGGAAAACGTGATATTCCCCCCGCGTACATCACTACTGACCTCTACCGTTTGACCGCCGAAGCTTTCAATAATCGCGCCGCGCAAAATGATCTCATATTGCGCAGATTGGCGGCTGTAATTGTGGATCGTGAGTTTCACGCGACCGTTGTTAAGCTCATAAGTAATCGCGCTTTTACTTGCGACAGCAGCGGGGACGGTTGTAAACGTACTGTTAGGGTCTGCTGCTCCAAACGCAGTCACGGATTCAACGGTAACTTTTGCACCTTCTTCAAACTCTAGCTTTACGTCAATCGTTTTACTTTCTTTTGCGTCAACCTCGATGGGTTCTTTTGTGTTCCAGATAATGCCGTCATTGGTTCCGCTAGGGCGGTAGGTTGCGCGGATCACGTTATAGAATGTTTCCCCGTACACGTAATTGTTATCAAATACGTCTGTGTCCATATTGATAGATACAGTGGATGGCGTAAGGGCAGGGTCATGATAGTGATGGCGGTTGAAAAATCGCACGACGCCCGACCGGTCTATAAACAGGAACCCGCGTTCGATTTTCATGGAGTCGTCTAAAACCCGCGTTGCATTTCCATCACCGCCCCATCCCTCCCCGGTTGTGGGGATTTCAGATACCCCCGTGTCCAGAGACATAATGCTAGCGGGATTCACAAAATATGCGGCGTTTAACCGTGCTGTATTCAGAATGACTTGAAAAGGGGTAGTAGCAGAGGTAAACCCAGATAGCAGTACGGCACGGATAATGGCATCGGCGGTCTGCGTTCCTGATACTGGTTTGTTGTATTTAACCTTGTCTAGTTGGAATTTGCCTTGCAGTCCGCGCAAAACAGTATGTAATTGACCTGTTGTTTTTCCAAGTTGCGGTGTGAACTTATCCGTCCATCCTGTAAACAAACGTATCCAGGTTGTTGCATAAGACTGTCTGGACTCTATGGTCATGCGTAGGCGTTGCAACATCTTGCCATACAAGGGTGATGTGCTGTTCTCAGGCATATAAATACGCGAATCGTTGCGGATGTCGAGTTGTACCGTGCCTTCGTCAAACATGGTAGACATCCACGCTTTACGCCCGAATGTCCACTGAGCAGACATCACCGTTAGATCGCGCAATACGTCATACAGGTTACTTGCATCGCCAACGTTAAACCCGACTGGAATACGCGATCCGGCGACGATCATAAACCCGGTCGCACGGAACCCACACAAAGACGCGCTGCTGGTTTTGACAATTTTAAAAGCGGTTGTTGACCCACTTGCCGTAAAGGTCAGCGTTACTTTCTGCCATTCAAATGACGAATTAAAGGTTGCTGATCCGCTGCCATTCTCCATTGTGAATGTGAAATTAACCCCGGCGGTATTGACTTCCTGAATCCAGAATACCGCCGTGTACACATTTCCATTTACGACGGTAAAATCATTGGTTGATCCAGTGCGCCCAAAATAAGCGCCGTTGGTTGTCCCTGCGCCGGTTCCACATGACAGTTTACGAATCCCGTAATCAGACGGATCATTAGACCATGCAGTCGATGAACCGCTTCCAATCCCGCTTTTATTGACGTAGTTCCAATGTAAATTAACCAATCCTGCTTCGGACGATAACCCGGTATGCATGATGTTGAGCGGGTCGCCGGGTTGGGCATCATAACAAATGAACCAATCGTTATCCCAGTCCACCGCGTACCGCATCTCAGGATTAAAAGTTGCCATTTATGCCGCCGTCGGATTCAATATATCGACACCGCCGCGCCGTAAAATCTCAAAACGCATCGCATCCACGTCTTGCACCCCGTTAATGTTGATGACAACCGGATTGCCACCGCGCCCGCCGTTGTCATATTTCTCAGTATCAGCGGCATTCAGTACCTTTTCGCCGGGATGCACGTATAACAAGCCCTCAGAGTTGATATTTGCGCCATCTGCTGCCCCGTTAACCGGCGCACCTCCACTCACACCCGATACCCCGCCGGTTGTAGCAATGGCTGTCTGTACTGCATTCGCGTTCACATTCCCAACTTCCAACGTTAGATTTACCGTTGCGGTCGCGTCATAGGTCATTGCGGTAGCCGCTTCGTCAATCTTGGTTTGGTACTGGTCAATCAACGATTGAGTGTCGATTCCCAGTTCGGTAGCCAGGGGGAGTAATACATCTATTGCCGCTTGATCGTTTTCAGCTAATGCCGAGGATAATGCGTCCTGGATTAATACCGGGTCAGTTATTTTGCTAGCGAGTGCCGCATAATCCACATTTGTGTATTGCGAAGGGTCTAAGTTGATGCCCCCGCCCGCCATAATCTGGTCATTCAGGGTTGTTTCTAACCCTTTTGCCATATCAATCGCGTTAATGTTGGCAATAGCAGACTCGCGTGATGCGGCGTTTGCATCCCAGTTGATACCCAATCCCATCTGGACATCCGCGCCCGCGATCTGGATTCGGTTAATGGTTTCTTCAATGTCGCGAAAGAATGATCGTATTCCGCTGGCAACGTCATTGAGTTTGCGTCCGATGTCCTGCCCAATGGCATCGGCAATCGTGCCAAACATGTCAAAAACACCTTGCCATGCTGACAACCCTGCTTGTATGCCGGGGTCATTCAACACGGCAACCAACAAAGCGATTGCCCCGGCCAGCAACGCGATAGGGGAGGTCAATATCGTGATCCCTGTCCCCAATGCGCCGATTAACATACCGAACCCTGAAATCAATCCCCCTACAACCGTCAACCCAACTCCTAAAGCGCCAATTGCCAGGATAACCCCACCAATTGCGGACGCAGCTTCCGGGTTTTTAGTTGCCCAATCGGTAATGGCGTTCACAACCTCAGTTACTTTTGTGACCAGTGGCCCCAATACGTTATCCATTAGCGGCGTAAGGGCTTCAATCATCAGGGTTTCAACAGACCCTTTAAGGCTTTCCACCTTGCCGTTGAATGTGCCCATCGCGGCCTCTGCTAGCGATGCGGCGTCTGGGGCTTTATCCATCTCACTAATCATGCCGTCTATACCGCCAGCAGCCAGCAGCGCAGAAAGGGCGGTGATACCATATGAACCCGCCAATTGTTTCATCAAGTCGGCTTGTTCTTCGGGTGTCTTGTCAGCAAGGGAAATTGCGAGTTCGTCTAACACATCATCCAGGTTGCGGGTGTTACCCTCTGCTGTGTAGAGCGATACCCCTAACTTGTCAAAGGCCTCTGCTGCCGTATCGCCCTGGAAGTTCAGCAGCATGGATTTTAGTTTTGTGCCTGCCTCCGCGCCGTCAATGCCTACATTCGATAACACAGCAAGCGCGGCGGATGTCTCAGTTAGATCCAACCCCGCTTGAGCGGCAATTGGCCCCACATTGGCTAATCCATCGGCGATGCTTTGCACAGACGCGCGTGATGCATTCGCCGCCGCAGCCAGGGTATCGACAGCAAAACCGGCGTCATCTGCGTCTAAACCGAATTGAGCTAATGTTGACGAAACGATACCAGCAGCATCCGCAACGCCCATTTCGCCAATCGCCGCCAGTGTCATTGCGCCGTCAACCGCTGCCATCGACTCTTGCACACTGAAACCCGCTTTTGTGAGTTCCAGCATCGCGTTAGCAGCATCGGAGGCGCTAAACATTGTCGCAGCGCCCACATCCAAAGCTTTTTGGCGTACCGCGTCTAAGGCATCCCCCGTCAACCCGCCAAAGGTTTCGAGTTGCGTCATGATGCCCTCGAACCCTGCGGCGGCCTCCAATCCTGCGGTAACAAGTCCGGTTAATGGGGCAAAATTAGCGGTTAGGCTTGACCCAAAAGACGACATTTTGTCGCCAACGACCTGCATACCCTTGCCGACGCCAGCCATCCCGCCACCGAATCCCTGCAAGGTTTTCTGTGCGGTAGTTAGCCCTTTGGTTAGATTGTCTTTTAGTCCAATCAGGACTTCAAGATTCGCGACTTCGGCCAAGATTGATCCTTAAATGAATCCCTGAAAATGGGATGTAACCTGTTTTTTGAGCCATTCAAACATCGGGCGCATAAACGGTCTTGCTCCCATTTTGGCGGTTCCGAATTCCAGATACGGGCCATACTCTGCACTGCTGGTAATTGCCGCTCCGAACTGTCCACGTTCTTCAACGCCGATACCCGCCCGCAAGACACCGCTGTCTACACTCGGCGGGTAGCCTGCTTTTGAGGCAATATGTACCTTGCCTTTTTTGCCGCGTTTATAAGAGCGCCCAGGCGGTGACGTATTGAAGGACAACACAACGTAATTACGCCCAGCTTGCGCTAATGTCCGTATGGCTTGCCCGGCCTTTTGCGGGGATGTCTTAATCAGACTGTCTAGAACACTGTCGTCTAGAACAATCTTAAAGTTATCGTCTTTACCCATGTGGTTTAACGGCGTTTACCGCGTCTCTGATTGTTTTTAAGCCGGTTCTTTTGTGCTTTTACGCGCTGTATTTCATCGTCCGCATTTAATGTGTCGATCAATCGGTAAATATCAGCGGCGGGCGCATTGCGTATTTCGTGGGGGAGTCGGTTTAACCGGATGCAAAGGCGCATGATATTCGCTTCGTGCGCTTGGTCAGGCGTAAGGCATGTTTTAGGGTTGTCAGGGTGTAGGGCGCTCATTAGCAGCGCCCGTCCTAGTTTCCCTGTTTTGCCTTGTTCAGTTCCCGTTGTAATTCGACCATCTTGTCGGCGCGGATGTACTGGAAACTGTCGCTGTTTGACCAGTCCAGACCGGTCGGCGCATCCTTGATGAGCCAATCGCCGGGAACATGGGTCACGACTTTCGCCATGTACTGTTCCAGCATGTGCATGGCAGCGTCCAGTCCGTCCACGTCGTTTTCTTCCTGTGCTTTGCGGGTTAACAGAGACACTTTGGTCGCCTGTTTGTCGTCGCTCCACGACAAATTACTGAAATCGAATTGCGGGGTTCCGTTATCTTTGCTCATGCTTAGTACACTCCACCGGTAAACATATTGGTTGACGGTGCACCGTCGCTCATCAGGGTATAAACGAACGTGCGTTCCTCTTTTTCGACACTTTGCCCGGTCGGTGCAACTTCTGTACACAAAAATGATTGGACGTGGCGCGGGTATCCGGTTGTGTTGCCCTCTGGCCCAATCTCAATGGTGTATTTGGTTCCAGCCTGCATGACTGACCAGACATTGGTAAGCGCATCACGGTCATAGGTGATAGTCAGCGTCAAATCGCCAGTCAGCAATCCGGCATTACGTTCCCGCCATGCGGTATTACTACCCGCCGTTACATCTACTTCGTCGGCGCTCACTGCAAAATCGTAAGTTTTGTACAATGCGCTTATATCGGTACTGCCCACTTTGATAAGATCGGCATTGCCTGAATACGGGGTCATTTAGGTTTCCTCCATTACAAATCGGTAGTATGCGCCGTCGTGATAAACAGTTTCGGCGGTCTGTCCTTCGATTTCCGTAAGATGAATTGATTCCTCTTTAGTCGAGGTTGTTATTTTCCAGTCTGTACCGCCATTCAGCGGATTGCTCACGTATGCGCCGGTCGTTGCGACTACATCCTGAATACCCTGGTTATTCAGCAAGGTAGAAATCTGCTGCGCACCCGCGAAAGCAACCCCTAAATCATTCGAGACGCACTTTACGCCCAGGACAAGTTCGGCGTCATCTTTGCGTCGCTGATTGCTTTCGCCGCCGCCCGCCCAGAAATACACCCAGAACACCCACGCGCCGGTTGTGTTTTCAGGTATGGCGCTGTCGTCGGCGATGTCCGGGTATACCTTCAAGCCGGCGTTGCCCGCGTTTTTAAGCCGGGAATAGACCGCCGTGTATAAAGCTTCTAAAGCGGTAGTGTTTGCCATTAGCCGCGCCTACGGGTAATCAGAATTTGTTTGAATACAGTGTCAGTCAACGCGCTTTCAATACGGGTCACGGCGTACACATCTCCGTTCACTGTCACCCGGTAATCGCGCTCTATTTCGACATCATAAGCCAGTTCAAGTTGGTAGCTTTCCAACATCACTTCCTGATTTGCCATTTCTTCAACTAGCGAACGGTTCGACCTGTTTAGATTAATCACGCGGCATGGCACATTCGCCGCAACGACAACCCAGTCCTGAGTTTTTGACCCATAGCGCCCGTCTGTCGTTTCACCGTTTTTTTCAATCAGGCAGGTATCTTTATAGAACGTCGCTGCTGTTCGCTGGATGTACGCCAGTGTACCCGCACGTAAGATGCTCACGGCCTGCCCTCGCTGTAATCTGGCTCACTCGTAGCGGCGCTGTCAGTACGGTAAACATGGGTCACAGTTGCCACATAGCGCGATACACTCAATTGCGCCCGCTTTTGCTCCAACAAGTCTTTTAGCGACGCAACCGCCGATTTGTTATCAATCGTCAACCAGTCCGCTTTGAAGTTAGGCTGGCTAAACAAGGCGATTTTGTATTGAATCGCTTCAATAACCGCTTGCTGCTTACTGCCTGCCGATGTAAGCAGCGACGCAATGAGTTCGTCACTTAATACAGATTCGGCGCTGATTGTGTCGCCACTGTGAAAGCGTACAAAATCGCGTTCTATGGAAAGGTCGGGAACAAAAGTAAAAGTCATGGCTTATTGCTCGTATAGAATCGTAACCGCGATAGTTCCCGCGTTGTCACCTTCGGCAACGGACACACCAATATGGTCGTCCACAGGAATCGTGTCATAAACCGCAGTCAGATCAGCGCCGGTCAATCCATCAAGTAACACACGCGGGTAAAACCACCCGTCGGTATTAGCACTGGTTATGGTGAGGATTGATTGTACAGGTGCATTTTTTGTGGCAATTGTGACATCGGTTGTGTTGGGTTCATTGGTGTAATCCAGGTGGATTGCCATGATGCGACCACTCACAACGCCTGTTTGCCCGCTGGCTGTGGCGCTGCCATTTGTACCCGACGTGGTAAGTGTTAGTTTTGCTGTGCGGATCATCGTAAGCCTTTCGGAAAGAGGGGCGATGGTTGTCTCGCCCCGTTACTTGGAATGAATCAGGCTTAGGCGTCAGCTACCGGATCGAGCAAACCGCTCTTATCCGCCGTGTTGAGAACATAGTTTTCAGCAGCATAACCCGCATTGCCTACGTCCACACCGCCCGCCAGCGCCGTAGAACCGCACGCCACCCGGTTATCATGCACCATGACGCCTGTAGACGAATCCACAAACAAGATACCTGATACCTGTGATGTGCCGCCCAACTGCACAATTGTATTGCGGCGAACAACTGTACCCAGGCAGGCCGTTGACCCGTGAATGGTCACGCTGCCCGCTGCGTTATTGAGTGTCAGACGAAACGTATTGTCCTCGATGAGTCCGCCGTCAATGCCGACCAGCGCAATCCAGCTTTGGGCGCTGCCCGCCGCGTTAACCTGATAGTGATAGCAGTTGCGCACTGTCAAATAGTCGGCGGCGTTGGTCGTCAACAGAAATTGAATCGTCTGGCAGGACGCCGTTTCAAAGTGGTCTACCCGGTCAAGCGTGCAATAGGCAGCGGTGACATTGAACATCTTCACCACTTCATCAATCGTGGATGTGACCCGGATATTGGACACCGTTACATTGGCCGCGCTGATTGCAAAGGTCGCGTCTGTCGCAGCAAATGACAGGGTAGGGCGGTTTGTGCCGTTCCCTAGTCCGATAATCGAGATTCCGGCTTTGTTAGCGGTAATTGCCCCGGCGGACGATAGGGTTTCCGTATGGCCCGGCATGACAATGATTAAGTCACCCTGTGAAGCCGCGCATTGTGTGATTGCGTAGTTGATCGTCGCAAACGGTTCTGATGGCGAACGCCCGACCTGCGCTTGATCCAGGCTGTTACCGCCTGATTTCACAAAAAACACATTGCCGGTTGTAGGCGGTAATCCCGGCAAAACCGGGATACCGAACGATGAAATACCATTAGGATTAGCGGTTAACGTTGGCATTATTGATCCCCTTTAGGTTACGTTGTTGCCGAATACCCAGCGGAAATCAGTCCAACCATAGCTGTAACGCATGTATGAACGCCAGTAGGCCTTAACCGTCCGGTCGTCACCCTCGCGCATGTAAACCGACAGCGGAACGCGGTCAAACCAGATCAGTGATTGTTTCATCAGCGCAGTATCGACCATGAACCAATTGTTGCTGTCAGACAGATAGTGCCAGGGGATAATCTGAAAGCGTCCTGCCTGCGGATTAACAGCATTGTTTGAACTGGTCGGGTCAAGTAGCGATTGGGTAATTTCAATCGCTTTGTCTTGCAGCGCGGGCGGCACAACGATAGCATTCGGCGTCACGCCAACTTTATTGCCGTTATCGTCGGTATAGGCCATCATGTCGATACGGGTCTGTGCAACGTTGTCTTTAGTCAGAGCGCGTGTGCTGGTATTGCTCTGTACTGTACCCGACTTGCTGGGGCTGTAGGGATGCGACGCGCTGCACAGTGCTACGCCGTCCGCCCCTAGATAAGACGCGCTAAAGGCGTTGTTGAACACGCTTGCACCATCGTTTTCGCGTTTTACCGCTGCGCTGTCGCCCATGCGCTCGGCGATGTTCAGGATGGCCGGATATTTATTGTCATCAACCAATTTACGCTCAATGGAGAAATCGACGATTTTTTCCACATGCGTAAAAGTTTTCAGATACCCTTTGTCAAAATCGACTTCGGGAATCTGTCCAGCGCGTTCATAGTTATCCCATGCATCAATACCGATTGCGCCAACACCTAACATCTGCTCATCCGAATTGGCAGAGGTCATGATGTTATACAGCAACGGGACGACGGGCGTGCGGCGTGAATACGCTTGTTCAAACGAACCGCGCAAAATAGGATCGAGCAGTTCTGACCATTGTGATTCGGCTAAAGGCATGATCTATGCTCCCCTATTGCGTTTTCGCGTTAAAATGCGCGTCAGGATTGATTTTGACAAGGGTTTCTTCGGCGGCGGTGGAATCCGCAACCACGACAAATTCTTTATTAGACGATGATGCAACCGTCTGCGCACCCGTGCTTCCTGCAATATCCAGGGTTGCCCCAATCGCGCGGGCGTTGGCGTCATAGACACCATAAACCGCATCCGCATCCGTAATCACCGCGATTGTACTGGTGCTAGCCGTCATGCCGGACTTGGTTTCAAGTACCACGCCCAGAAAGTTTGCATCACTGGTGACGGCAAGGTCTGCTTCGCCGCTTTCAAGGTTGACCATATCGCCCTTTTTGAAAGACGTATCGGCTACCTTAATGTACTGAACAGTCGGTTGACCGCCGTTCAGACGATACCGGAAACGAAACCCGGCGCTCGTATCAGCCATGTTGTTATCCTCACTTATTCATGTATTTAATGTACTGGTCATCCGTCCAACCAAACTTTTTGGCATATGCCCGCTGGTCTTCGGTGAGTTTTACGGACGGAGTTTTAGGATCACCTTGCGCCCCAGCGTCCGTTGGCGGCGGGGTAGGGCGTCCGAACATCCCAGCTTCTTTGGCCTGCTTGATCCATTCCAATTGCATCGTGACATCGCCACCCGGAATCAACCCCCGTAAATGAGCGGGGATGGTTTCAATTTCGGCGGCAAGGTACTTTTTAAGCGTGTTTTCAAGTGCCTCGGTGCGCTCGGCTTTGGGTTTCAAGTCGTCAATGATTTGCTGAAAATTGCCTTTTTTGATTGCCTCTGCGTCAAGGCGCTCTTTTTCAGCAGCTTCTAGCTTGGCTAATCGCTCAGCAAGGGTTTTCTTCTCATCATTGATTTGCTTGAATCGGTCGTATGGAACACTGTCAGGCAGCTTGTTTTCCGTGTTTTGCGCCCCGTCGGGCGTGGCTGCTGGGGTTCCTGCTGGCTGTTGGGTATTCAGGTCGTCTACCATTTAAATCCTCGTGTTTTACGTCATTCGTTGACGAAAGGTCGGTAAATAAAAAGGACACTCGTTTGAGTGCCCTTTGGGGTCAGTTTGTATGAAATCTAATTATTTGCCGTATTGATCTGGTGTATCGTCGCCTTGCCACCAATCAAGATTTGCACGAAATCGCCACATTTCACCGTCAGTTATGTTATGTCCAGATTTATGGATGCCAACACGCGCAACCCAGTCGGCGGGATGCTCACCGGGAAATCGGCATTGAAATGATTGGTTAATTGTTTTGCCGATGGATTTTAACGCATTGGCAAGTTCACTAATGGCGATTGCAGCAGCATTAAACGCATCACCTAATATTCGAGGAAAGTCATTGTTCATTCTTTTGCCACCTTATCGGCATTCGGTAATCGGTTCTCAATCTCCGTAATCCGTTTACGAACGTCAAGTAGGGCTTCAATGAAAATCATTGTATCTTGGCGTTCAGGCATCGGGTTGCTTGCTTGTAAATGCCCATACAGCCATTCAAGCTTATCATCAATGGTTCCCGAATCAGGGGTTATGCTATTTTCTACACTCATTCTCAATTCCCCCGTTCCCATGCTATGCCGATGGCAGCACTGAGCAACCCACCAATCAATGAAGCAAGGAACATTTTCCAATCGCCAAACAGTAGCATAATCACGAGGATCGCAATCAGCGCCAAGAATATCCATGCGGCGGTGCGTTGGTACTCGTTAGGGGCAGGGCGATTAGTCATGCTTGCCGCCTATCGTGATTGTCCCCGGCGGAATGTCCTTGATGGTATCCGCTACATGAATATCGCCGATAGTAATATTTCTCAGTTTGCCAATGTAGGTGATGGTATCGCCATCTTCGGTCTGCTCGACATTTGCAACTTCAACCTTACCGGCAACTAAAATGGAAGGGATGTAGTACAGGGTTTCGCCGTCAGTTATCCGTTGCAATAACTGAGAATAAACACTCTCATCATTACCTGTTTCCAATGGCAATTCATCACGCTTTAACCAGGGCATATTAACCTCCCTTTATCATTACTTTATTTTAGCAGGTTTACGGGAGGCTGTCTACACGTTCGCCGCTGCCTCTGGCGTTACATCGGGCCGCAGGTTTATCGGACAATCCAGAATTTCAGTGTTGTCATATGCGGTTACAACATGCAGTTCGCCGAACAATACCACTTTCCATGTTACCACTTTGTTCGCACCGACGTTCACAATCAGCGCGTTCGGATGGTCGCCGGGTTCAATCTCATAGGACAGAACCATTGTTTCGCCGGTTGCTGTATCCCCTAGTAAACGGTTATCCTCTGGGAACACCTTCATGTCACCGCCGAAACTGTAACCGAGATGCGCTTGTGCCATGCCGGGGTAGGGGCCGCGTTCCACACACTCAAACCACGTTTGAAACGCTGGGGTAGCGGTGTCCTGGGCTGCGACTTGCGACACGGTTAAAAACAGCACTGCTAGCAGATAGTGGATTTTATGACTCATTGCTTAATCCTCCTATCTGTTATTATACGCGCTATTCAATAGCGGAAACGTAAAAACCCCATGAATTAGGGGCTGATGAATGTCACCGTTTTTTGAGATTAAGCGAGAATGGCGGGTACTAAGTTGCTAATAACCTTAAAATGCCAATCAGCGGGTAATACTTTGGGGTTTGTCGATTGGATGAATGTCCATTTACCGTCATTCGACGCGCCAACCACGATGCCCTTATGCTGAATTTTCAGCGGGTCAACGTAGTTCACAAATTTGCCGTCGTATTCGGTCGGTTTCATGGTTTATTCTCCTGAGTACATTATCAGCCTATTTTGATAGAAAGTCAATTAACTTTCATCTAACTGCCCCATTGCCCTCAAAAGATTACGCCGTGCCTCTCTCCTTGCCGCGTCGGTCGCATAACTATTGCCGCCGTATTTGACCTCACGCTTGGTTTGATTCGCGAGACTTCCCGCCAAACTGCTTTGTGTGGTGTAAACCATATTCAAGTATTGACCTTGCGTCGCGATCTCTAAGCGACGGAATTGTGCTTCGGTCAATTTTACACCGCCAACGTTGGCTGCTGTCTGAATAGCAATCGCGCGGTTCTTATACGCATCGTTGTATAGTTGTTCAGCGCCCTTCATATCTACATTGACGCCGTTTTGGGCTGCTTGCTGCTGTACCAACGACACCAGATAATCTTTGCCGTATTGGATATTCTGGCTTTCAGCTACAAAGTTTTTAGCCGCTATTTTTGTGTTATCTGGATCAACAACCCATTTATCTGTATTGAAATCCTGATAAACAACCCCTAGTTCGAAATCTTTAAATGTTTCGGCTAGCGGGCCATTGCTGTTCGCTATAAAGTTGTGCAGACTTTCGGGTGTGCTGCCAGGGTGTCCAATGTCACGCGGCAAAACCCCATTTACAGTTTGCACCGTCGGATTACCACCGCCGTTACCCCCGCGCGGCTTGTAGTAGTCGCTTGCAGTGTTGCCTAATATCCCCTTAAGCGACGATTCCCGCAACATGCTCCCAAACACCGGATCAGTATACGGCTGTACATACTGCGAAAGGGTGACGGCTCCTGATTTCAGCGCGTTCCAGTTGGCGTATCCGGCAAGCTCGATTTGCGCTTCGTTGGATAGACTGTTATACCAATCAGACCCGCTTTGAATGTTGTAATTGAATCCGGCGAGTTTTGCAATACTGGTACAGCGTCCGGCGTGATGGTCGTCAACCCGTTCGCCGACGGCTAGTTCAGTACCGTGCAAAGCCACACAACATAGGCAAGTGCGTCCATCGAGCGCCGCAATGCGAATTTGCCCGCTTATAATGTCGCTGTTGGCAATGTAATTCAGTGACGTTGCATCTCGGTAACTCTGTAATTGCAGCGTTCTCAGTAGGTTGTTCGCTTTGTACAGGGGCAGTGTACCAATCATATCGCGTAAGTCGCGGGCAATGCTTCCAGCGTTGCGCCCTTCCACGATTCCCCGAATGACCATTAAGTTAACCTCATTCAGGGTGTCGGTTGTGTAATCCCCTAATTCGTTCGCCCAGGAACCGCTATTTACATATCCAACAACCGCGTTAATTGCTTCCGGGTCAGGCCTGCGCCATGCAACATCATAAGTGCTTCCAGGATACAACCCGGCTGCTGATAACGTCATCTGTTTAGAGATTGTCAGTCCCGCATCAACACCGCTTTCCTGTACCCCGCCCGCTGCATTGTTTACCCGTTGGGCATCGGTATTCAAAGTCTGCTGGAACTGATACATCATGGCCTGATAGACCGGGTTATCAGTGGTTAGCGGAAGCCCCGCATTTTGTAGCCGTTTGGCTTCCGCCTCGAATTCCCGTAACCGCTGCCCCATTGCCCCGCCGACGCTGCCATTCAGAATTGCGCGGGCGGTTTGTGCCGTTGCGTTGGCATAGCCCCGGTCGAGCATATTATTGAGCAAGTCAGATTCGGTACTTGTCGATGGGGCAGGAAACATTTAAGTTCTCTTTGTTCGGCGCGGTGTTTCTGTTTCGTCAGATGGGGCAGGGGTATTGTAGTTTGCTAATGCATCAATCACCCATTCCAACGTTAACTTAGCGGTATCAATGCCATCGCTTGCCAATTCGCGCTTGAATTGATTCAGCGCGTTCATGATGCGTCCAACAGTACGGGAGCGAATTTGTTCATCGTTCATTAAATTGCCGCCGTTCCCTTGTTCATGCGCAGGGTCGCTTTGCTGGTAGAATTGGCGACAAGCAGCACGGTTGGATAATCCCCTGCTTCCAGGTCGCCCGCTGGCATGATACCGCCAGGGGTATCAGATAACACGTAAATCGTACCGGTTGTCAGCGTGCCGCCGGGGGTGAAATCAGGGTCTTCAATGACGTATTCTATTGATTGCCCAGATGATGCCCCGCCCGCTGCGATCCCAACGCAATTACGGACGGCGGCGGTCGCGCTGTCACAATCGGCGAGCTTGAGCTTATTGCTGTCACTGGTGTCAATGTACAGCGTTTGGCCTGCGGTAATTGTCGTTCCCGCAGTTCCACGTTCTTTAATGGCGCTGCTAGATGGCAGTACGCTAGCTGCGGTAATACTTAAATCAGTCATGTTTCATCCTCTCTAAATACGTTATGCGGCGGGGTTCATTTGCTGTTGATTATTCATTCCGTTGGGCGCTGAATCACCATTACGCGGCGGGTTGAAACCGTTAAAACCGGGAATAATTGATCCGAGCATTTGCGCCCGTGTATCCGCTTCCTGTTGTTTCTTGGTTAAAATTTCCTGTATTTCGTCCTCCGACCAATCGTATACATTTGCCAGTAACCGAACGGTCATTTCGTCGCCAACGGTGCTGCTGATTTTGAGGATGTTATCAACTTCCTCTGTCTGGTTACGGATTTCAGCCGAGCGCCATTCAACACTAAATTGCTTGAACGGCGGTGGTTTGTCACCATATGCCGATTCAACCGCGTGGGCCAGCTTAAGTACATCTTCCCACGCATTCCCAAAAATGATTTGCGCCCGTTTTATTTTGCCGAGCAACCCCATTTCACGTTGCTTAAGGGCTTCACCGCTGGCTGCATCACCTCCCATATTTTTAGGATTGGGGGTGCGAGTTATATTGTCAATTTCTTCTCTAAGGTCAATGATTTGCTTTAAATAGGCATCGGAGTTCCCCGATTCCATCATACTGGCGTCAACTTGGGCATCCTTATCGATTCCCCCAGCGCCAATTACAACCCAGGAACCCGGTGCGAGTCCGGCGGGCGGTTCAAATCCTTTTGCGATACGAACGCCAAAAGCAGTTAACTCAGCATTCACAACCGCTGAGTGCATTAATCGATTTAAGGCATCCTGTAGCGGGATTGCATCGTCAATTTCCGACCGACCGTAATTGTCATACGGTTGCGCTTTATTTTTGAAATGGACAACCGGTGGACAGGTGTACGGGTTCCCATCCTGATCCTTCAATTCCATTTTAAATACACCGTTATTGCCGCCCCTTTGGGCGTCGTCTTCGGTGTACGGGACTAAATCCTGCCCGTTCTCGCTTATGAACTTTTCAATCCGCCCCGGATAGTACACATTAACCCGCATGGTATCAGCAATATCGCCGCCCGTGCTGGTGATATGCCAGATTTTTACCGCACACGCGATCTCCGAACGGCTGCGCTTTTCATACAGCACCAACATGCCGCTTGTGCCGTCGTAGGCCGGTTCATGTGTAAAACGGGAACATTGTTTTTCTTCGTCCCAGTCCACCAATACAAATGTGTCAGCATCACGAATCGCGGCTTCATGTACCTCGATTTGCAGCGCGTCAAACCGATTTCTTTTCAGGACATCTAATACCCAATCGTTAACGGTGTGTTCTTCTTTTGGTTCACTCGGCATCACCGTATTGGACGGGTCATTATTCGCGGCTGGTTTCGGCGGGGGAGGGGTTTTCGGTGTGCTGCCGTCTGGATTCGGTTGCGGGGGTTGGTACAATCCAGCGGCGGCGGTTTGCGCCTCCACAATCCCACTTGATGAGAACGGATGTCCCTTGAGTTTATCGCGCTTTTGTTTAGTGGTTTCAGTATCCTCAATGCGTTTGACTTCTAACCGGTCAACCATCGTCTGAATGATGTTGTCCATGCGGTTATCAGTAAATGCACTATACCCGTCGGTGCTGTCTGTCTGACTTACCCGCTGGCGAGGTAATAGCGGGCGTGATGCCTGTGATGATAGGCTTCCGATACGCAGTAAATCCCGCATTTCTTTTGTCATGTTGGCGCGGTGTTCGCCGTCGGCATATTCGCGGAACAACAGTACCTTTTCGCCACGCGCGTCCTGATCTGCAACCCAGGCGTCAACCGACATTTGGGATTTAAGTTTTTGATTGTTATTTAGCGCCGTTACGATCAGTTTCGTTGACATGAAGTCTCACATTGATTTAGGACGCGGGAAATAAAAACCCGGCAATGTGCCGGGTTCGGTGGTTACAGTGACGTGTACAGCAGGGTAGGGGCGGGCATTTTTGCCCGCCCACAAGAAATTAAGCCGCATTGAGTTTAATGGGCAATTGTTGACCAGACTTCAATCGTGATTGAATCTTGACTAAATAATCATCGACCAATTCCCATCGGTTGCGGGCATATTCCATCATCTTATCCGAAAGTACAGTAGGTCTACCTTGACGGCCTCGATCCGGTGTCCATGAAACCGCCGTTTTCAATTTGCCGTCGTCCCCATAAAAGAATGTTTCATTTGCAGCGAATACGTGGAACGTGTTTTCTCCGTCCCCATGCTTGCAAACCAAAACAACTAAATCCCCTCGTAATCTGCCATTGCGCTGACTTTGGGTAAACGCAAAATTGAATGATCCTCGGTGATTCAATTCGGACGATTTGACCTCTATAAGTACACATCCAAACGCAATTACATCAGCCCATTGTTGATGTAACGCCTTACCGGGCAATGCGGGTGTGCCGCGTCTATGCAATTCGGAAATAACATCAGCTTCAGATGGCACGAGCGCCACCTTTTTGTCTACCGACACCTGATTGCGAGAACGCGCCTTCATGCATTCTTTGCATTCGGATGTAACATACTTTGTCCCAGGACGCGGATAAAATTCTGAAAGCGGTTTTACTACATGACACTTTGCACACTCACGTTCATTGGTATACTCTATCACAGTAGCCATCCTTGTATGGGTACTCATGAACCCGGCTGTTTGCATCAGCGCGGGTTCAACTTTTGATAGGGTCATTATACCTCAATTACATTGTGTATGCAAGGTGATTATTAGACATTTAAATGTCCGTTTGCACAGGTTATGCATATTTCTTGATTTCTGCTTTATAGACGGTGTGTTTCAACATCATCGTTAACCCATAGCGAACACCATCATACGGGTCATCTCCGCCCTTGCCGTTTTCGTCAGCGTCTACCTTAAGCACGTCCTCAGGGTTATTTGGGTCACGTTCTAAATACGGAAGGCAATCAATCAACCGTTCACAATTTCTTGTTACATACCAACGCGGCATAATCGGAACATCACGATCCTGCGAACCTAACAACCGCGCCATTAGATGAGCGCCCTCGATGCGACTGCCAGGGCTAACATCCGCTTCTTTTAAGACAATGCCTTTTGCTTTATATTGGTCAGCAACCGTTATTCTGGATTGCCCTGTCATCCTGAATACATCATTGCCAACAAAAAAACCTTTAAGTCTGTGAATTGGGATTCGGTAATCTGCTAGTAGTGCGTAAATATCAGGCGCGATTTCGTCAGGTTGGTGTTTACGGTGGCAAAGTTCAGCAAACGTGGTTACAACCCCATCGCTATCTTTTCCATGCAAATAGACCACATTCCAGTGATTGTATCCGTAATCCATAGACGCACTGATTTCCCATGTGTGAGGAATCGTATCTATAGGATCAATTACATGTAAGGATTCGTCCCACTGGTCAAAGTATGCCCCGGCTGAGATTGTCCAATCCCCAAAGCGATAAGCTCGTAATTCGGCCCCACTCAGGTCTTCCAGGTTTTTTACATATTCAGTGCCGGAAAACACGTTATCATCAATAGTGGCAAAAATGAACTTTTTATCGCGGTCATAATCTTTGTGTATATGTCCGCGCCGTTCATTATCAACAAACCGTTTTTTGTAAAACTGATGACCTATGCCGAGCGGATTTGTTGAATTATAGGTTCTAGCACGCCAGAATTGTCCGTTAAAAACCTTACTTGATCGAGACGATAGGCGAACCGCTTTGTAGGTGCGTTCTGATAACTGGGTTGTTTCCTCGATAATGACAATATCGTATTCCAACCCCTGATATTTAAGCGCCTCCGTATCGTCTTTAAACCCACCGATAACGATACGACTGCCGTTATGGAATTTGATGCGATATGTAGATGCATCCTTGTGTGGGAAGTTACCCAGAACACCCGTCACCAAGTCTTCGAGTTGTTCCTGTGCTGCCTTGCCGGTTTTGCGCAGGTACAACACCTTTAAACCCGGTTTGCGCTGGCAATCATCTAACGCGGCTTGCGCCATCATTGCGAATGATTTACCGGGGCCACGCGCCCCGCCGAATCCTAATTCAGTCGGGCCATTGTCGTCGTCGCACCGCCGCGCCCATACTGCAAATTCGAGTTGTTTTGGTTGAAGGATTACCCCATAACGTTCAAAGTTTGCAGCATGGTCGGGGGTGATGCCCACTTGTTTTTTAGTGGACTCATATCGAGCCAACGCCGATTGATAATCGTTATCATTTTCGCCAGTTCCATATGCTTTTAATATTCGAGCGCGGCATAAATCGTCAATCCGCTTCGACGTTCCGAGTTCCAATCCGCTCACGATCTGGTTGTGTAGTAAGTCGTACAAACTCGGATTGGATGGCGTTAAGAGTTCCACTATCGTTTACATTCCTGCGAACAGCATCTAAAAGCGCGCTGACCAGTAACATCGCTTGCTCGGTTGTAACCATCTGCTGCATTGTTGTCAGGCGTTTCATTTCCCCTTGTTTTAATTTTTGAATTAATTCGAGGTTGTCCCGGATTTCTTGTTCGGCTGCAAAATGTGCGACATTCTCATCTACGACATCACGCATCGCCTGAATAGCAACCTGTACACTACCTAAATTGTCGTTTGTGAAGGCTTTCTGCAAGTCATCAATCGCCTTCTTGATAAGCCCCCAGGATTTACCGCTTTCGCGATGTTTCCAGCGGGATAGGGACGATTGTAAAAGCAATTCAGTAGTCGCAACATCATCACGAATAGACAGCAGTTCTTCGTCGGATTGCGCTTCACGATATGCATCTAATAATTCAGGCGGAATGTGTTTACTGCGCCCTTTGCCTTTGTGGTGTGGCGACGCCATACCCGATGGTGTTTTACCGCCATGAATATGGCAAACATCGAATCCAGGTATTGCATCCTTCTTGCATTGCTGCCCTGATTGTTTTGATTGTGCAGTACAACGCATTCTTAAGCATCCATGAGGTTACGTAGATTTAACGCGCCCCCGGTTCGCAGGGGCACGGGGGCACGGGATATGTACACCCGCGCACCAAGTACGCGGGCGGAGGAGGGGATACGGATAGATTGTGTTCGACTGACAGGGTTTGAACCTGTGACCTTCCCGGCATCACCAGGACGCTCTGCCAACTGAGCTACAGGGGCGCATGAATCAGAATAGGACAGATTATGTCCTATAAGTATTTTACTACCGTTTTCAGAAAGTCAAGGAATTTGGTCACGCCGCCCGCTTCCAGTAAACCTTCGCCTTTTCCCGCTTGCATTCTGCACAACAGTACCCGATTGCAGCCGCTAGCTTATGCCCGCTGTTAAAAGCCTCGATCACTTGTTTACTGGCAAACGAATCAATCGGCTGCTTGTGGTTCCCGACCGCACAAAACCACATTTGCACCTCACGCGGCGCTTGCGTGGGTACTGCGAAATCCGCATCTAAAATGGGGAACCCGTAAGCGCGGGCAAGGGCTAAATCCTCAGTCGGGCGTGGGGATGCTTTGGCAAGGTTGGCGAGTTTTGCGCCGAATCGAAAGCGGCGGTAAGGGCGCTTAAGCATGTAATCCCAGATGTCGAGTTCGTCAACGATTTCGACATTGATAACGGGTACACTCTTAGCGCCATAGTCATCACGTAAGCGAACGTATTCGCTTTTAAACTGTTTAATATCCAGGTTGATGATAGCCATGTTGACACTCCGATTGCATTGTAATAGTATACAGAGTGTCCACTGCTAGACGGATGTCTACCTTTCCTCAGCACAGCGCCGCCCTCCCCTGCGGCGTTTGTGTTTTACAGGCTACTCATGCCCTTCCAGCGCCTTAAGCGCAGCTTCCAGTTTGCGGTTATCCGTGTACAGCAGCGTGTATGCAGCATCCCACGAATTCGAGTCTATGACCGGATCACCGCTTAGATTGGATTCCAGATGCTTCAATGCCGCCGCGTCTGCGGATACAACCCGCGCGGCTTGTGCAACCGCTTGCAGTTGGCGACGCTCGGCTTCCAGTTCACGGTAGTAATCCAGCAGCAACCGTTGACCGTCCTGGATGTACCATATGTCGTAATTCAGCGGTTCGGCGTTCCATGACTTGCGGTCACGAGTATGCACCCCGTACCACCTTTCGAGCAATCGCTTTTCAACGTCATTTACGTAATCACTCATGGGTATCCCCTTTCATCGCGGCCTGTACCCGTTCCAACGCTTCCACGATCTCGCTACGATGATGATATTCCGGTGATTTGTCGTGCCAATTATCCCGGCGCAACCGTTGGAAAAACAATTCGCCTTCCAGCGCGTCGATTAATCGTTCCTTCTCCGTCGCCAACGTATCCGCAACATCGGCGTTATGCTGCGCTTTCCGTTCCAAGTCGTCACACGTTTTGGTTAGCCCGGCGATCATCGCTTCCAACTCCGCAATCCGGCGTTCGGCCTGCGCAAGCTGACGCCACTGCATAAACGACGCATCCGCCCGCAACGTAGGATCACTGGCGGCGCGTAGCTGCCAGGCGTCCGTGTACTGGTTATCGTTACTCATGCTGCCTCGCTTTCGACGGTTGCTACTGGCAACACGTCCGCTATCGGCATGGTTAGCCGTTCCATCTTGAGTTTAGCCGCTTCAATCGCAAACAGTGCGGCGCTACCTAATCCCCATATATCCCAATCAGTCATTGTGTCGTAGGGTGTCAGTAAGTGCCCTACCCCATTACTGAGATACGTAAACCCATTACACATCACTCCTGATGTACTGTCTACTAGTTGCACGTAAACCAACTTTTCATAGTCCACCAGTGCCCCGTTATTGATCGCGGTATAGCGATTGTAAGTGTCTCTCAAAACCGCTACATGATGTTCGTGATGCGTAATTACATTGCACTGGTGTTTAATCGCCAGATCGGAGGCCACGCGCCCCTTAATCCTGCTATAGTTGCGCTGATGAGTAAGCCGCCAGATATGCCCAGCCTGGATTGCTACCATCTGACTTTTATCAGTCATGACCACGCGCCCTGATTCGACATGCTTAGTAATCATTTTGCCTAGTCGTGTAGCGCCAAAATCACCCGCCAATAATTTGAAAAGTCTATAATCATGGTTGCCCATACTGATGTACAGCGTATCCAGAACGGCCAGCAAGTATTCGATTGCACCCTCTGCATAATCCATCTCAGTCTGAATAGAGTACGGCGCGATAATATGATCGTACTGACTGATAGCGTCCAGATTAAATAAATCACCCACTAACGCGCCTGTGCGTGCCCCTTTGGGTAGGTGCTTCTCAGCAAACTTACACATCAGTTCAAACATCGTCCATTCAGTCGTAGGGACATGCACATCTGCAAAAACCAGCAGCGGACTCCGTAAGACCGGCATTTGTATAATCTTAGGGATAATCTGATGTCTTGAGTCACTACCCCTTGCAACTATCGGAAAGGGCACGGTATCCGGTAAACTCTGAAACTGTTTGCGGGCATACCGTCCAACCCGTGATCGCACACCGTCTTCGCTTTCAAATCCAAAACGGTCTGTGATCTGGCGGTATGTCCACCCTTCTCTGTGCGCTTCGTAAAGCTGCTTATCTGATGCCATGTTTCACCCCCGGCGCTAGGCCGCTCTCAATGATCGGAACCACTGTAACCGCGCTTCCACCCTGTCCACCTCGGCTTGATCGACCTTGCCCAGTGCCGCCAGCCGTTCATAGGTGGCGATGCTTTCCTTGCGCCACGTCGCCGGGTAGACTAACTGCGTAGCGAAGTCAGGCGTACTGATGTTAGGTTTCATAACCTCGGACTCCCTTCATGCCACAACAGGCCGATAATCCAGGGTATCCCCCACCGCATCCCCACGTAAGCCACTACCGAAACAACAACGATCCCTAGCACACAGTTCACGATTGTCCCATCCTCTCGTTTTCTACCCTCACTAAATATTCGATACTCGCGACCATGTGCGCATGTACCCGCGTCACCGTGCACAGTTGCGCCGGGGTCAGTGTCCAGTACCCGCACGAATCCCAAAAGATGTGCCGATACATGCCGATGCGTAACCCGTCGAGCGCCCGGTTCCAGTTCATGAGGAACCTGCCAGCAACCGAACTACAAAAGCGATTATCAGGAATAGCACCGGGTGTAATACAGCATCGGTTGCCAGTTTCGTGAACTTACGTGCCTCGTCACCCTCACTCAAATCAGGCTTATGGGTGACGAAACCGGCGACAAGTGCAACCCCAATCGCCTGCGCAACCGTCAATTCGGATACATGAAACACTGGAACAATGAACCACGCCCACAACTGAGATAGTACAAAACCGGTCAATGCAAGTTGAATCGCTGTGATAAACACCGAAATCAGCAACATTGAAAATAACCCATTCTTATTCACGCTACCTTACTCCCTTCGCTAATCACCTGCACACCATTCAATCCACCGCTAGCAGCGCATAAATAGACGCCGGGTTGGTCGGTCACAGTTTGCACGCCCGCCAACCATACGTAACGCGCACCCGCTGGCAAGCGCACGTTGCCAACGTTGGCCCGGATAAACTGCTCGGCCTCACGCCGGGTAATCGGCGCTGTGTATCGTGCTTTCAAAATACAACCTCCCCTGGTTCATCCTGATCGGTCATTTCATAGAACCCACTGCCACCAACAAACTTGAGCATCACGCCTAAGTTAATAGCGTCCTTCCAACGGTGCTTAATGATCCGCACAAGGGCGCTATCCGGCGGGAATTTGTCGTCAGGGTTCGCCGTGCCCAGCTTCACATAATGATTGTGGTTATACAAACTCATGATGACATCGGCGTTTTGCTCCACTGTGCCAGCCCCTAGCGCGTCGTTAGGCAGTGGGGTTTTGTTGGCGCGATCTTTCAAGTTGCGCCCGACCTGGCATGTCACCAGAAACGGCAAATTTGTTTCGCGGGCAAGGTCTTGTAATCCGTCGGCTACAATGCGCGTTGTCTCATAAATGTCATTCGTACCGGGAATTTTCATCTTGCTCATGCTGTCAATCAGTACCCATTTGTAACCGTATTTGCGCACACCCTCGCGTACTGCGCTGGCGATGCTATGCGGCGTTGGACTCCCCGAATCCAGGATGTGACAATTCATGGCTTCAAGTTGTTTGTAAGCCGATTGCACCATGCGGTATTGCTTATCGTCCAATTGGCCGGTTTCAATCAGGTCATAGGGTATCTTGCAGATACACGCGACTAACTTATCAAGATAGGTGTTGGGCGGGGATTCCGTCGGCACAATCAACCCTGCCCCCTGTTTGATAAACGGGGAAACGATACTCACTGCAAGCGTTGACTTGCCCATGTTGGTATCGCCGTAAATCACATGCACCCGCCCGCCCTGCCAACCACCAATGATCCGGTCTAACTTAGGCATATACGTTTGCAAGCCAAGTAATTGACCGGGATTCTTGCGCCGTTCGTCCAATCGTTTCAGGTTGAATGTGGCAATGTCTGCAAATGAACGCAGGGTTTCGGGTTGCGCTTTCTGACGTAGCTGGTCAATTTCGTGCTGCGTTTTGTCCAGTAACTCAGTAAGTTTAAGATCGTCCTTTTTACCCTCGGCTTTACGAACGGCGGTTAATTCGCCCAGGACGGTTGATAACGCTTTGGTGTCTAACGCTTCCTCATACACATCGAATTTGATGGCGCGGCGCTTAATCTCATCGCCAGTTGTGCCGTTATAGAGCGTGCAAAAATCGGCTAAGTCACCGCGTGCCGATAACCCTAAATCAATGATCGACGCGCCGGGTAATTGTTCGTGGTAGTTTTTGGTAGCGGTTTGCCCTTCGGCGTCACAATCCATCGCAATGACAATTTCGCCCTGCCATGCCGTGCGCAGTTCAGCAAGTAAATCGGTTGGGATTTTCTGCCCCCCGCCCGCTAATGCTGCCGCTGCAATCCCGTGATGCTGGGCAACCACAACCGACGGTGCACCATTGCATAACACAAGCGGCTGGTCTGTTTTCTGCGCAATGTCGATTGCCCGCTGTAATCCAAACCAGCAATTTTTATACCCGCCGGGACTGTGATAGGTCGGTTTTCCATCGTCCAGGAATCGGAACCGTGCCCCGTTTTTGGTGGGAATTTTCAGCGCCGGTCGTAGCTTGCCGTTCGAGTCCGTCTGCTCGACTTGCTCCCACTTCGCCGCCCGCAACACATCCGCCGTCACCCCATGCGCCCGCGCGTAATCCTCCATATTTTCATAGTGGCGCTTGGTTTCGGTGGCCTGCTTACGCTCCACCTGTATACCAAGTCGCTCCGCCAGCGTGTACAGCGAACCAAACTCGCCCCCGGCCTTGTCATCAAATGCGCCGTGTTCGCCGTCGGGGTGAATCTGCAAGGTGAAACTACGCGAATCAGACGACGCGCGGAGGGGGGAGCGGCTGCGATACTTGCCGCCCCCCAGTTCCTTGAGGTCGTAACTTTTCAGAATAGACAATACCTGATCGGCTGTGGTCGTCATGAAACTAACCTCAGTCCATCGAGTACCGACACATTACCGCTAGTGGATTTTCGCCAGTCCGATACATTAGTAGACAATGCGCGGGGCTTGAAGTTTGAGAACCGCCCTTTGCAGTAGGCATAAAGCGCGGGAACTTCCGAAGGGATAACGCCCGCCTCACATAATTCCTTTGCAGTGAGTTGAACCAGATTCTTTTCAGGCTTACTCATTGTCTCCCATTTATATTGAAACGCTGCTGCAATGGCATCTTTCATGGGATTCATCAGCGCAGCGGGTGTTGTTTTCTTTGCGGCACTAGCCGCAATAGGTTTATCTGATGGTTCTAATGATGGTTCGGGTGTCACAGCTATGACAGGGGTAGGGGTGTCATGGCTATGATACCCCTGGGGTGTCACAGCTATGACAGGGGTTTCAATTTGACACCCCGTATTTGAACGCTTAAACGGTGCTTTCTTCTTACCGTTTTCTAAGCGAACTGAGTAAAGGGTAGTACGTCCCGGTCTGGCTTGCGCTGAAAGAATCCCGTCTTTGACCAGTGCCTTCATGATGCGGCGGGCTTGGCTTTCGGAGTATCCCGTTTTCCACGCGATCAATTCAACGCTTGGATAAACGTTATTTCCGTTATGGTCAGCATGGTCAGCCATAGCCAAAAGTACAAGCAGTTTTGAGGCCGGGAGGTCTAAATCCCATGCCTCTCCCATAATTTTGACGCTCATTCGACACCGCCCTGCACATATGGCAATTCGGGGTGATGGGCTTCGATGTATCGCTCAACAGATTCGACTAATAACCCATTGCCAAACCGAACATCAATGTCGTTGATAAGACTGGCGACACGCACGACAAAACCGGCTATCTGGTCGCCTGTTTCATCACGGTCTAAAATTTCATCAATGTGCTGCGTAATGAACTCGCAATATTCACCGATATAGGTGAAATGCAATTCAGGCGGGTTCCTTACTTGCGATTCAGATTCGGGGTGTGGTAAACTGTTGTTAGGCATTCACGTCCTCCTTTGACGCTGATTGCTTAGCGAACCGGACTTGTTGACTGCAAGTCCGTTCGCGTTTAAATTGGGGTGAAATTACCCCTATATTATAGCACAAATTGTCTGAAACAAGTAACATTTAAAACCTCAATTCCCTCTCAAAACCTACCAACTTCACACACACCCGTCCCCCGCGCCGCTGCCCGTCGCCCGCTGCCGGTGCGCTAGGCGTCGTACTCGCCCCGTGCAATCGCATTGATAGTGTCCAGCGCCTTACGGCAAGCGTCATTCCATTTCTTGAGTAACGGTTCAATTTTTTCGAGATAGCTTTTGTCGATTAGTTCATTCATCTTCACACACTCCTGTAGTCGGCCAATACGTGCGCCGCCGGGTAAATCATCGCGCCCTCGCGTTCTGCTGTACCGGCAACGGGTTCCCGATGCACTCGAAGTAACCGCCCTTGTCGCGCCGGTAAATCCTTATCCGTCCCGGCTCCCATGTCACGTCAAAGTAGCGGCGGATACACTCGAACTCATGCGACACCACACGCGGCGGCGTAATCGTAATCGTGACCGGGTAGCCGAAGTCGATCACATCACTAGTAGCCGTCGGCGCTGGCGTCCGTGTGACCGTCGGCGTGAATGACGGTTCGCGGGTGGGTGTCGGTAGATCGACAGTCGGAGACGGTGACGCGGTTGGTGTTGGCGTGTCCGTCCGTGTCGGTAGCGGCGTCCAGGTATGCACCGGGCGCGGGGTGTCCGTGTCCGTCGGCGTACTCGTGGGCGTGTGGGTGTCCGTTGGTACAGCCGTATCCGTTGCGCTCGGTGACGCGGTAACGGTGATCGTCGGTGTCGAGGTGACAACCGTCACCGTTGGCGGCGTGACCGGGGTACAGGCTGCTAGGAGTGCGAGTAGGAGTAGGCGCTTCATGCGGATACCTGGAACAATGCCAATTGACCAACGGGCGGCGGGCGAAACTTCTTCGCTTTCGGTTTCCGGGTGCGCGGTTTCGATACCTTACCCGGTTTCGGTTGCGCGTCCTCCATGCGACTTTCGATCATTGCCAGCGCAGCTTCGAATGTGTATTTGCGTTTGTAAATCTGGTAGGTGTCGTCATTGATCCGCGATACCATCAGAATCCCAAACAGCGCCACGTCGCCAATGAGCAGGCGTTCCAGGCGTAAGCGGTTGCCGTGCTTTGTCAGGCAGGATTCGCGCACGTCGGTCACGCGATCAACAACCCATTCCTCGCGATGTTCGCATATGTCGATTTGGATAAACCCTAACGGATTCATGCTACTGCCCTCCCCTTATTTATCGCTTCCAACCGTTCGGTAATTGCACGGTGTTTCGCCTGTAGAAATGCCGCGCGAATGTTGTCTCGCAGCAGTTGGCGGCGTATTTCGTGCATGGCTGCTAGTTGGCGCGGTGTCGGTTTCGGTGCTGTCATGCT